GCATCCAGCATATCGATAAGACCGTTTTTCAAAAATACCGTCCATGTCAGCGGATGAATAAGCAGATCTGTAGGTACATATTCGTTGTTCATGAGCATGATCACCAGATCAAAGAAGTCTTCAACGGAGAGCGTATCGTTGAAGTTTCCGAGCTCATCCAGGCCTGTGGTACCTGCCTGTGGATACTTATCTCTCAGGTCATTGTCGAAGACGACTGTACCGTGGTTGGTCATGGCTTTGAACATTAACTCTTCTTTGAGGCGAGCCATGGCTCTACCGGCAGCTTCTACGTGCATGCCGACTACTTCCCACTGTGAATCTTCTATTGCCTCTTCAGTGATGGGAACCAATAGGCCCTTCTTGGAGACGGAGACTTCTGTCCTCCGTTCCTTTTTCATAATATTCAGACTTTGTTCGCGGTACTCCTGCCCCTCACTCATAATGTAAGCTCTCAGTGCGCCAATGGCAGGAAATATCAGGCGGTTTCCGGCGTCTATCTGTACCTGATCGAAGAACTGAGAGGCAATGTAAAGAGGTTCGGCTGCTTCCTGCATTGTCTCTTCCATAATGGTGGTCATAAGCACCTGCGCATCCCGGGAGGTCAGAGCCTCCTCAAGCTCCATGGGCTGCTCGCCGAGACCGAAGTTGCTGCGATCACCCTCAGCCATAAGCGGCTGATACTTTTTTACAAAATCTACAGCTTCTTTTTTCTCCTTCTGGTTCCAGTTTTCCTCTGCGTATTCTTTGAACTTTCTACCCATATTTTGTCCTCCTCATGATTGGCTATTTTAATATTTAATCCTGGTTTAATAGTATAAATTTCCAATAACTTTAAAGTGAAGTCCGGCCCGGGCAAACCTGCCCGGGCGTATATTTATTTACTTACTTGGCTGATCTTACAGCTGCAGCAGGATGTCCACGGAGCCGACACAGCCATTCCAGTCCATGTGTGTGGGCATACCGGGCATCTGGTGTGTGGCCTCGAATTCGAGCATGAAGTGCACCTGATCGCCTACTTCAGGATCGTTGGTGCCATCCATTGTGTTAAGAATTTCATCGCCGCTGGCGGCTCCCAACTCAAATTCTATAAGGCCGCTTACATTGTATTTCTCGTCGATGTCTTTTCTGCTGATTGCTTCTTCCACTTCAGATTCGCCTTCTAGATGCTCGATAATATCTCCATCGTCGGTAACTAACTGCAGGCCTCTCAGCTTTTCAACGGGAAGATTGCTTTCTACCATTCTTACTCTGAGCTTATCTCCCTCTTCCCAGTCTTCACTGACGGTAGCTCTGCCTGCATGCTGTGGCCCTTCGTCGACGTCTTCATTAAACTCATCGTCATCGACTTCAGTGTTATTTTCAGGATCAGCATACAGCTTGGTGTAGTTCATGCCGTCTAGGATGCCGGGTATACTGGTAGGACGATACTTTTCGTGGCGTCCGTATGTGGGATCGTATACCGGAGCATCGTCGACAAGATGAGGTGTCAGGCCGGTGGGTTCTGTGTATCTGTCGGCAAAGTCCATGAATTCGCCTTCTTCGGGCTGTACCCACTTCATCCAGCCGGCAGGAATCATGTTCTGGTGTACGGTCAGTACCTGACCGACCATCTGCTCGGCGTTGGAAAGAATGGAACGATACATAACGTGGATGTCGTCGCCATCTTCAAATTCAAGCTCGTCAACATTTGTTATTGTAACTTCGCCTGTCTGGGGCGTAACTGTCAGAGAGGCTTCATCTTCTTCGACTATATTGCCGTCACCATCTTCATAGTAAATAGTTACTTCATCTTCATGGTCTTCGGCAGGATAGCAGGCAACATCAAGCTGAATTTCAGCTTCATTGTCTGTAACATCAATATCTTCATGTTTTTCCTTTCTCAGCTTGCCCTCTTTCCATTTGACAAAACGGCCGTTTTCGTCGCTCATTACCTTGTCGCCGGCCTTGAGTGTGCCGTAGGCGCTGCCCCATTCCATTTTCTCAGCGTCACTCTTTTTGTTAAAGAGAGGCACCTCTATAGTGTTTCTGGTTGTGAAGCCGGGACGGTTGCCCTTGAAGCTGTTCTGATGATCCTGATAGGTATTAAGCGTGGAGACACCAACAGGCTTGTTGGCTTCTCTTACATACTCGTCTTCTTCGCCCCAGTGCTCTGCCTGATCTTCCTTTACGTCAATACCGCCGTTAGCAAGAGTGATAGCAGGATAATACTTACCGGTATTAAAGTCCTTGAACTGCTTGTCGGCAGCTACTGCGACAATTCTGCCTTTGGGTATGGCAACCTCACCAAACTGTCCGCCGTATTCAAAACTGAAAAGTCCCGGCAGACGAGGATCGACTACCTTCTCAAAGGAAGGAGCTCTGCCCTGATCTTTGCTGAGGTTGGTATTTGTTCTCCAGTATTCATTATCATAGTCCATGATGTTGGGCTGCTGACCGTCTTCAATCAGTTCAGGCTTTGGTTCATTGTAAAGAGCCATATAAAAATTCCTCCTTAAATTAGATGTTTTTAGGCTTGATTTCTTTGCTTAAAATACTGAGCTTATATTAACTATTAACTATTAACTATTAACTAAACTGCTCGGCGATTTCCTTATCTATATCGTCTTCCTCGTCCCCTTCGTTTTCTACCTTGTCGCCCTCATCAAGAGGCAAGCCTTCGCTGTCAACTTCTTCTCCCATCTCAGACTTTTCTTCGTCTTCTTTCTGCTTTTCTTCCATCTCTTCCATTCTTTCGATTTCATCATTCAGATCGGAAAGCGTATCTTCAAGGGAATCTTCGGTGCGCTCAACGTGCTCTTCCAGCATATCTTCTCTTTCCTCTTCGTCGATCTTATCCAGCTCTATCTTCTTGTCGACAACTTTCTCGGCCAATCTTTTATGCTGCTTTTCGCGCAGCTTTTCGTTCTCCTCTGTCAGTTCGTCCATCTCATCCTCCAGGAGGTCCTTTTCATCCTCTAGAGTTTGTATCTTTTCCTCCAGGTTCTCATTCTTTTCTTTTAGGGTCTCGTTTTTCTCCTGTAGATTGTCATTTTTCTCTTCCAGTACCTCTATGCGCTCATTTTTGGTGTCCACCTTTTCCTCCAGAACGTCCACTCTTTCTTCAGGCTCCATAGAATAACCTCCTCTATTGTGTGTGTCCTCATTGTTGTCGCCGCCATCACCACCCCCAGACTCAGGCGGCCTATTGGTTCCATTATTTGATTTGTCCTGCTCGTAAAAATCTTGGCTTATAAACTCGCCCAGTGATTCAGAACCAGAATTAGAACTTTCTTCAATTATGCCTGCAAACTCATCGGCCGGCACGTTGACAAATGACACTTCTTTAAAATCAAGCTCCTTAAATATAAGATGTGCCACCTGATCCTCGTATTCGCTGCCGGGACTGTGCGAACACCAGCCTTCCGAAACCCAGTCGGTCTCACATATGGAACAGATAGCCTTATCTGCACTGCCGCCCACAGAAACGGTGCTATAACGCCCGTCCTCTATTTTCTGGATGGCCTCGGGATCTGTGATCTCCACTATTAGCTTATGGGCAGGCCTGCCATTTTTGGTATTGGATATAAAGGATGCTTCCTGTACTCTACCTATAGGCTCACCTTTGCGTGATTCGTGATGGGTGAGCACAGGCTTATTGTAGGGCGTAAGCCAGCTGTTAACAGATTTTCTGAGCTCGTTGGCGGTGTAAGTCGTATAATTTGAAGTAGTAATAGCGTGAATAGCCTCGATGGGCTTTATCAAAGAGTCCTGCTCGTCCTCATCGCTAGTTGCCTCAAATTTCTCGCCATATTTGCTTTTAGTTTTAGCCTCAGCACCTTCCCCCAGACTTAGGGAGGTTTGGAAATCGAATGAATCACTCAAATGTTAGCCCCCCTCCGCACCGTTAGAAATATTAAGTGTTGTTTTTTTATGCGGCAGATTTTCGGTGCTTTCTATTTTGTTGCCGTCCTGATCCAATATTGCCGCATCTTCATTGATACTGTTAAGAGCTTCATACTGCCCTATATTGTATGCCCTATTAAAGGTGGCCCTGCACATCTGCAGAAGCAGACGCTCTACGTGATCGCAGCGACCCTTTACCTTGGAGGTGGTAATATTATTAAAGGCAAATATTTTTTCTATGAGCTGGTACAAATTATTTTTATATTCTGAAAATTCACCCTCTAATTTATCCACATATTCATCCTGTATATCGCCTATGGCCTTATCTTTTAATACCAGGTCGTTATTTTCCCTTTCCAGCGTGTCTTCAATGCCTGTCTTCAGCTCGTTCCTGTATCCTGACTTTAGATAAAACAGTACCTTTTTGGTGTAAAGCTCGAATACGTCCTCCAGAGTCTCCCTTATGTCCTCTTTTTTATCACAGCTATTTTTTTCATAGGAGTTAAATATCTCTACTGCTTCCGTTTTAAAGTCGGCAGCAAAACTCGATATCTTTTCAACGTACATGCTGTCGAACCTGTTTTCCAGTTTAATTTCCCGCTCTTTATTTTCATCTTCTTCGTAGTCATTATCACCTTCATCATCGCTTCTATTATCCCCAGTGCCTGCCGCCATAGCTTCGAGAACAGGATCGGTAAACATATAGCCGTGCAGTCTTTCCTCTTCCTCATCTCCGAGAGGCTCATGGCCTAGCTCCTCGCGCATCTCCTCATGTGTTATGGCATTGTGCTCGAACTTGTAGATTGAATGATTTTCTCGTTTGATGAGAAGATCTGTATCAATTTCATTAAACTTAAACTTGGCCTTGTGATCTTCCTCAACTATAGGGTCATAGCCGGCTTCCATAAGCAGTTCCCGGAACATAATATTGTTGATGTAATTTTCCAGTACGGTCTGGAAGGCTTTAACTTTATCGCGCATCTCGCTTGCCTGCGTTTCCGCCGTGGATCGGTTGGCGGTGCCGCCTCGGCCCATAAGCGTTTCACTGACGCCGAGGCCCGTAAAAACTCGCTGCTCGTAGTATTCTAAAAAGTCGGCAGCGCCTATGTCTTCGTCAACTGTAAGTAAATCGATATTGTGCTGTCCCGGAATAACCAGACCACCATCTATGGGCATGTTCTCTATTTTGTGCTTCATGGCGTCGACTTCGCTATCTTCTGTTTCTTCATAGACTGGCTCGTTATCATTACCTATCTCGTAAACAAATAGAGGATATAGATGGCGGTATAGAAGCTTGGAAACATTGTCCTCTATCTCCCTGAGAAGCCTTACATCATCAAGTGCAGGCAGCAAAAAGGGCACTCCAAAGAGCTTGCCGGCAGGCTTTTTATAGGCTATATGTATCATATTTTTGGGGTTAAACTCCTGCTCTTTACCCCTTACCTGCTGCTTGTATTTTTTGATTTTACCTTTCTCGTCCGTTTTTATCTTCATGGTATGGGGCGGCAGCCTCGTATATGTTGCCACCGGATACCTGGAGCCGTTTATGGGCTCTATATCCACGCCCGGCATATTGGGCTGATTGTCAGCCTTCCGCCTTTTTTTGGCAATAAAAACGTTATGGAATGTTACCAGATCATCTGCCACCTGTCTGAGAAAGTGATTAAACGGCTGTCCCATCTGATCGCCGATCATTACCAGGCGCCTTTTTAGGTATCTCTTTACCTGCCTGTCCCTATAGGTAATGCCCCAGCCCTGCTTGAACATCAATTCGATATATTTATCCAGAGCCTGGCGCACATAGGAATCCGTATCATAAGCCTCCTGTACTTCAACCAGATCGAAGTCAGGCTTCTGCCACTTGCGGTAATCATTTTTCAAAGAGTAGCCTACCTTGCGAATGATGTCACCCAAAAAACTTTTTTCTTCGCTTTTTATCTTGCTTCTCTCCTGCATCTGTTTTTTGGTGCCCTGACTGTCAAAAAAGTTTTTTATTTTGTTGAATGTCTTCTGGAATCTATTCATATATTTAATCCCACCCATTCAGTGCACAAAAACTATCTTTTATCCGTTTACTGCTCCCAGAGCATCGCTGCCGTCTATGCCCTGTTTTATCTCCTCTTTAGTCTCCTGTAAAAATGTATCGCAGTCATAGGTTACTGGTTTATACATATCGATAAATACCTGCACATCGCCCGCATCCTTCTGCGGCACATCGACATCGGTCGGGCTGTCAATATCAGGTGTCATCGTTTCATCACCGTTTAACTTACTATCGATGTCGTCGATAAAATCATCGGCAGGTGGTTTATCATCAGCTGTGTCGTGATCTATAGGATGTTCGTCGGGAGATTGATAGGACAGCGGCACATCGGAATCAGCTTCCGGCTCTTCCAATCCGGAAATATTGTTTCTGAGAAAATCATCAAATTCGGCCATCTCATCTATATCATAAGCGGGCAGATCATTTGCATCTTCCGGCAGAAACTCCCTGTAAGCTCCGTCTTTAGGTGCCGGAGAAATACAACCCTGAAGATCCACAGGCTCGAAGCTGCCCGTATCGGGATTATAGGTGGTGGCCATGTCAAATTCATACAAAAACTCCTGCGCCCAATTTTCGAAGCTCTGGGTTACGGAGAACTGTTCTATCTTATCCAGATATTTCGACACCTCTGTCAGTGCTTTATACCACTGGCGGATTTTATCCTTCCTGCTCAGCTCCAGCGAATCTTCATCCAGTATATCCTCCTGCTCATCAACAAAGTTGTAAAGATCCATAATCCTGGCTTCAATATCTCGGAAAAACTCGTCTATTTGATCGTAGACAAAATCCGCAAAACCTTCAAAGCTTATACAATCCAATACACTGTCGGGCTCTTCGGCGTCCATATGCACCCAGTCATCGAAAAAGTCCTGCGCTTCGAGAAAGGCCTGATTTTCAATCTCCCTTAAAAGATCGAGTATGGCGGAGACAAAAACCCTGATGGGCGACATGATAATACCCATGAGCATATCCTCTAAATCATCTACCAGCTGATGCTCATCTGTATGCGCCAAATACAGAACGCCCCTTATTGCATCTATGGCGCTGCTTAGCTCGCTGATAGGAAGGTCACCGATAGCTTCATCGGCAAAGTGCATGGCTTCTAAAGCATCGGTGTCACTGACCTCAAGCCTTCTTAACATGAGCCTCAAAAAACAACATATAGTGTCATCTAACCTGTCGTAAGGTGATGCAAACAGCCTGTAGGCTGCTTTATTGAGATAGTTGTCGGCGTTTTCCGCTTTTCTGTTGAGAGCATAACCCTGCTGTGCCAGCGCGGAAACGCTGCTTGTGGCCTGACTTATGTCGGCTTCTGCTTTTTTGATTTTGGTATCGTAGTATTGGGCTTTTTCCTGATCGCCTTCGTCTATGGCCTGCTCTTTTTTAGCCCGATAATTTTCCAGACTATTTTCGATGTCATCTATCTGTTTATTTAAATCATCGAGCAGTTTTTCGTGTTCATTTTCTTGGGCCAAAAGGTACCTTTCCTGTGCGTTCATTGTGGGCTCTATCTCGGGCATTTCTTCCTGATAGCGGGAAAGCTTATCACCGTAACTGGAAATTGTGTTGGACGCCTGATTTTTTATATTATCCACATTATCTTCATCAAGGATAATATCCCGCTTAAGCCCCATAAGTCTCGTGTATATATCAGCAGCTATCGCATCATCATTTCTTCCTGACATATTATTTCCCCTTATTTGGCTATATATTTATATCGTAATTGCTTAACTCAGCATCCATGTTTTCTCGCGCTTGATCGATGGCTTTTTGAGCCTGATTGGGTTTATAATTTGAAACCTTATCTTCGATATTAAGCTCTGTTCCGTCCTCGTCATCTTCTTTTTTTTCCAGAGCGTCTAGCTTTTCCTTGAAATCGTTTATGTGGCGCTTTTCCTTATTGGAAAGGGGCACCTGGCAGAACATTTTCTTGATAACGGCTTTTCTAAAATCTTCAAACCCCTCGTATTTGGAAAGTTTATCCTCGCACTTATCTATCAAAAAATCTATCTTGGCATGTGTGTTTCTCAAATTGCTTTCGTTGGCTATATCCTTCTTTATAGCCTCAGAGGATATGCTTTCTGTAGCCGCATATTTATGGGCAGGAATATCTTCGGGCTCATAATCTATATCCGGCTTATAATATATGCCCTCATCTTCCTGCTTTATGGCTTTTTTATCTTCCTTTTCGGCGTCATCAAATTGGGCCAAACTACCACTTCCTTTGCTAGGATATATTTACAAATATATATCCTAGGGGAGGAAAAGGGGGGAAACCTCCCCTAGAATGACCTCCTGCCTGGGGGAGACTTGCTGCCTCTACCTCTACTGCCCCAGGTGCTACGCTTTTTGCCAAAACTGGATTTGCCGTCGCGAGCAAACTCTATGCTTTTCATATGTTTTACGTAATGAGGTTCATCTTCCATGTCCTCGGCCTGCTCGCGGCTAAAGCCGTAATTGTTTTTATCCTTTTCTTTCTCTTCGGCAAGTATGTTGCCTATATCAGTAAGTTTTTTGTCAACTACTTCAAAATCATTTACGGGCTTGAAATTTACCAATAGATCCGTTAGGTCGGGGAATTCCTGATTGAAGCCGAGCACGGTAAGGGCAAAGGCATCGTGTGAGTGCTCGTTATCGTCGTTGTAGACGGGCTTTCCCCGGGAGGTGTATCTTTCGATACGGAAGTTTCTCAGTTCATCGAGAAAGTCCTGATCGTACTTTGAGAACATGAGCTGCTCTCTCTCCAGGAGTATGGCCGTCTGAGTTACCATGAAGTGGTCGACTTCTTTTTTGTCCGTCTCACCCGTGAAGGGATCTTCGTGTTCCAGCTTCTCGGAGAATGATATGCCCTTGACTTTTTTACCTATCTTTTTCTGTAGCGTTTCTACCTGGTATTCCCCGTAACCTCTGTCCACATATATATAATTCGGTTTATATTTTTCGTTTAATTCAACTATTTTGTTAACGGCGTTATCAAAAATAAACTCGGAAGGCTCTATCTCTATTCTGTCTATAAGTTGAATTTTGTTTTCGGTTGGATTAAACTCAGAAACTACAATCTGAGTCGGCACTTTTCTGTCCCAGTCCACGCCAATTATTCTGACTGTCCGTGGTAAGCTGTCCCTGTTCTTATAATCTTCGTAAGAATAATCGCAGGCGGCTTTATCGATATATTCGTTTTTATAAACGCCCGCTTCGGTGTCGCCAAACTCGGCAAGCACCTCATGAATGTAACCCAGTTCGGTAAATTCGTCCTGCACTTTTTCTTCGGATTTTTCATCCCAGTTGGGGTTTACCTGTGCAGGAAAATGAAACTGCACCCAGTTGTTGGAATCGTGCTCTCTTTTCTTTTTGATAGGATTTAAGTCTTCTGTGTTATCCACCGTATAGGTAGTCTTGGCCCGCTTGCACCAGCGGTAGAACATCGACCGCGCCCCCGACGGTGTCGAGGCAGACCATATTTCTACGCTTTCTACATCGCCTAACTGCGTACCCATAATACTGTTAAGGTCGGACTCATTAAGAAAATCGCATTCATCAAGTATGATAAGGTCAGCGCCCTGCCCCCTTACGTTGCGGGCAGAAGATCCCGAAGAAGTGCCGGCCGAAAGGCCGAGTATGCGCGATCCGTTCATAAACTCCAGCGTGTGCGGGCTTTTTACATCACGCGTTACCATATTGCTTAAAATTTCGTTCTGGTTTACAAATGTCCTCAGCTCCTGAAATATCTCCGTCACCTGCACACCCAGAGGGGCAACAACTAGCACTTCCTGGTTTTTTTCCGTGATGGACTGGAATAGAGCCTTCATGATCATGGTGTAGGTTTTTCCAGCCCTTCGACCGCACCTTATCACCTTATTATTGCCGTCGTGTGAAAGCACCAGCTTCTGATACCAGCGCGGCTCCGTATCCAAAAACACGCGGGAAAAATCTATAGGATCGGTAAAAGCTGTATTGAGTTCCTCATCCTGTGCTATCTGTTTTAAAAGCTGGTTTAAATCGCTCATACTTATTGCTCCCCGAAATTGAAGTTTGCGCTATATAAAATATTTTATTGATCGTTTGAGTTTTTGAGAACTTCTCCAATTACTTCTGCAATAACCTCTGCTGTTTTGTTATCTGATTCATCAGAAAGCCTGGTGATAAGCGTGCTCATAATATCGTTTATAAATATGCCCTTTTCTTTTAATACATCAACCAGAACCTCTACAAATAGGTACATAGCTTCTTTTATGTCTTTATCAAAAATTTTAACAGCCATAACTCCTACGGCACCGCCAAAGAGAAAAAACAAAAGCTCAGCCAAAGACCCTCCCTCCTTTCTTTAAGGAGTCCGGTGATAGCGCCTAGCCTCACCGCCGGGCTGCGGCATCCGGCTTCTTTCTATAGTCTCCATAGCCCTTGCCCTGCTGGCATGGTTGGCTTCGGTGTCCTGGTACCCACCGCCAACAGTACGGGTGTTAATTGCTTGCTCGCGTTCGGCCTCGGACATCATCTTCATGTCGGGATACATCTTGGCCATTCCCCGGGCAGCAGATATAGGCAAAAGATAGGGCATCGCCAGGTAGGCTGCATCTCTTACGGCCTCTTTGGCCATCGCTTTAGGCAAGCTGTCGCCCTGCCTCAGTCTGTGGGGGACGCCTAAAGCTACACCGCCACCCCAGGCGAGCATACCGGTTCTTGTTAGACCGTCGAGCTCCCTGCCCCTGCCTATCATCTTGGTTAACGCCCGATCGGCTTTTTGTGCACCTTCCTGATTGAACACATTGCGCAGATACCTTCTCTTTCTGGTTTTTCCGCGCCTAAAAGCTTTTGCAAAATACGAGCCGCCTTCTGCCATAATTTATCACCTTCATTCTGTTTGCTGTATGCGGATTATTATCTTACTCCGGTAGTTCCTTCGGCCTGCTGCAGATCGGAAAGAGCCATCGCCAGCTCGCCGGACGCTCCGGCATTTGGTGACTGTCTAAAGTCAGCCTGCATTCTCGGTGGTGCCTGCACACCGGGGGCCTTTCGGGTTGTGGGCGTGGTCATATTGTCCACAACTTCTTTTCCCACCGACGCTGCGCCAACACCGGCTGCAAGCGCATGGCCGGCCGGCTTTAAGCGGGCACCCGTCATGGCATTTTCCGGTCTTCTTACGCCCTGAAAATCGGCAAAGTTTTCGATCATACTACCACCTCTTTTCTATTGATTATCCTCTTCCTCTCAAAACTCGTCTGCCGCCAGCATAAGCTGCTGCGCCTGCGGTTGCCCCACCGGCTATGCGGGGATTTCTCTGTGCAGCCCTGCCTGCTCTCTGCAGACCTCTGCCTACATTGCGGCCCACATCACCCATGGCACGACCTACCCTGCCGCCGCGGCCTGCACCGCCTATGTCTATAGTTCTTCTGCCAGCCTGACCACCTTCACGCCAGTTAACCGACTGCCTGGGAAGATTGCCTCCACCACCGGCTCCGGCTGCGCCCTGAGCAACATCGGCCGCCTGTGTGCCGGCACCGCCGGCGGTATTGCCGGCACCTGTTGCCATATCCCGTGCAACGGGCATGCTGCGATCACCCTGCGTGGGAACGGGTAGGTTGGATTTGCTTGCGCCCTGTTTGGTGGCCACAAAATCAGCCTTGGCCCTAGCCTTTCTGTTTGCACCCAGAGCGCTGGCTTTCTTACCTTTGTTCCTTAAAAGCTGTCCGTCCGCCTGGCTTTTTATTCTTCTGAATACGTTTAAAGCTCCTCGTTTCATTCTGCCTAAAGCCATCTTATACACCCCATTAATATGTGTGGGTTTTAAGCTTTATTCCTCTGATGTTACCTCTACTTGTTCTATGTTAACCTCTTCTTCTATCTCCGCTAACCTATCCTTACCTTCAGCACCTTCTGCCTCTACGTCTATTACGTTATCGTCCTTATTTTTTAGCCTATTTTTAAACTCCTCTATTGTATCGGAAACATTTAGGTTGATGTCCTGATCGTCCTTGGCCTTCTCTTTTCTGGTTGCGTGCAGTTCTCTGAGCAATTTGCGCCTCTGTTTCATGAGCTTGGACTGCAGCTCATAGGCTTTGTTTATCTCCGGCTGTTCGTAGGCTGTCCCGTCCTCGCCTATGCCGGCAATCACATCTTGAACTATCTCCGGGTTCTTGGCAAGATTTTTATTTATGCGCATAAGAGACACGTCTATATCTATTACGTCCCGGATTATCGATATGTCCACCATATCGTCGACATCGACATCGAGCTCTTCCGTGTATTTTTCCATCAACTTTTCGATGGTATTTATTTCGATAGCGCACCTATCACCCTCGGGCGCCTCACCCATCTGAGCCAGATGGCAGGCATCGAAAAATGGACACTCATCCGCCTGACATATGATAGGTATGGAAGCATATAAGCCCGTCTGTGTCTCGCGTATATGCGCATCTATGGCCTTGGCCCTTTTGCCCTGCTCGGACATCTGCCATTCGCCCTTTCTGTTCATCTCCTTAAGCTCTTCGGCGCTGGGGAGATACTCTGCCCGCTTGCGCCTTTTTCTTTGCTTTATTTCGGCGTCCCTTTTCTTTAAAGACAGCTCATAGGAAGTTATCCAGCCCTCTACGGTGTTCTGAGATATGCCGTAGTATTCGCTTAACTCCTTGAGCATATAACCTTTATTGTAATATTTGTGTTTCAGCAAATCGCGGGAGGGTTTGAGATCCGAAATGGGCCCTGTTTTGTTTTTGCTGAGATCGTAATACTTAAGCCAGCCGTAGACATCCCTTGCCGCAACTCCATACATCCTGCCTATATCGGCAAGCGTCCTTCCTTTATCGTAATGGAGGTATTCCAGCGTGTCCTGGCTGGGACGCTTTTTGTTAAGCTCTGCTTCGCTGATATCTCTTTCCATTATGTCCTGCATTATATCATGATGTTCTGCCATCTTTATCCCCTCTTTTTGAAAACTTTAAGTTGCTTTAGTCCCACCAGATCCAGGGGTTATTATAAATATCCTGGTTTGTCTGTTTGCGGGCTATACCCTTAATCACCCAGTTTACGTAATCTTCGTGGCTTCCGATAATGTATTGACTATCATTCATCCGACTGGGATACTGCCTTAAAGCCGTGCCCTCTATCTGTATGCCTTTATTCTTTACATAATAGACATCGAGGTCATCAAGGGAGACTTCTATCAGACCAATAGGGGAAGGTATTTCATCTTTATCGAGCCTCCCCCTTATGGTCATAATGTAATTATAATCTCCCATTACTGAATAACCGCTTTTGAAATCGCTCATGGACACTTTTACCTCTATATTTCTAATAACACCTTCATGGCTCATATGCTTGAGCTGTCTTTCTTCAACACCTACGGCATCGGTTATTTTCTTCTGGTTGTAGGGCAAGTCCGGGTAATCTTCCTTCATCGATTTGTCTATTGATTTTCCCAAAAACACCTCGGAACCAATATACTTGCAGTTGTACTTGCCCTTAAGGTATACCTTTGCCAATTGTTTGAGGTAAAAATGTTCTTTGGATTCATTGTCCGGCGTTTTATGGTATTCGGGATTGGGTTTTATCTGCTCGAATATCTCACTCATTGTTTAATTCCTCTTAATTTTCTGACTATTTTATTTAAAATGTAAAAGCTGCCCTGAAAGATCACAGTCAACAGCTTTTGTATTTTTTCTGCCTTCGCTGTTTATCTTTTCAAGCCCTTTAAAATGAGGACACTCCGGACAAAATATATTAAATTCGACTATCTTATTCATTTCCGGACAGTCAATATACTCTTCGCAGAAATAGTTCATTTATATTTAGTCTGCCTCCGCATTGTTGTCGGAAGTTTCCTCCCAACTGGTGGTAAATTTTTTCTTTTCGCCTGTATTTTTGCTATTAGTTTTTGGGCCACACTCAGTTGCCTGACCTGTGATTTTTTCCGTGCTGCAGCTGTCGACGGCTTTTTTGGGCATGGACTTGCATTTTACATCATAGACATCTTCAAATACATACCCGGGTGGAATTGTATTGCCCACCTGTATAAGCCTTTCGTAAGAAGCCATACCTTCTTCTACAAAATCGGCGGCCGTGCTTAAGTCTTCGCCTATCATGTCCTTCAACTTTTTTTCTATATAGGGAAACAAACCCTCCTTGTAGACCTTGCAGGCGCCGTTTCTCGTCCAATAGGTTCCATC